TTATAATAGGATTCTTTTTTAGTACCAAAGAAAATTGGTATTGAATTATAATTTATAAATTTTATACCAAATTCATTGTATAGATGACACCTAACAAACTTTTTAGACAGACCAAACCTTTCTGCTATGTATTGTTGTGTTTTACCTTTAGCTAATAAAACGGAGATAAGTTTTTTATCCTTATCTCCTAATGTTTCATATTTTTCTTTTGATGTCATTTTTTTAAAATAAAACCGTATTTATTAAATAGTTCAATAACATAGTCTAAGTTAAAAGGGTAAGTCATCAGTCTCTTCAGCTATTTGCTGTACTGGTTGTGTAACTTCTGCCTTTTTCTCAGGCTCGTATGTATTAACACTAAGACTAACATCTTTCCCATATTGGTCTGCCTGGTCTTTAACATTAACATTTAACTTTAAATATCTATTACCTTTATATTCAAAGATGTGTTCTTTAGCTTTATCTATGTGAACTGTAACTGTAAGCCAGTTATCGTTTCTTTTATTACCACCTCCGCAGTATACTGTTGGTTTTTTTTCCATTTTATTTGTTATTTATTTTATTATATTGTTCTTTAGTCATTACTATATAATTATTATTTTCTAATAATTCGATAGATTCTGCTATTTTTTTCTGTTCCATTCTATAAGAATAGAATATTTGATTATGTATTGTCATTTTTTTAAATTTATATTGTTTATGTATTCTCTACACTCTACTACTCTAGTGTAAATACTATCTATGTCTATGTCATTACGTTCTATTTCAAATACTTTTATTCTATATTTAGAATCAATATCTGAATATTTGTAATGCTTTGCAAAAGTATCATAGTCTAAATTACTGCCAAAATACTCTTTTTTAATTAACTCTTCTGGAGTGTCCATTAGTGTATATATTAATCTATAATAGTCTAATCCAGTCAAAGCCATATAGCCTTGAGCTTGCCAGTAATAATTTTTATTAGGTACGTTATCAAAAAATAATGGAAAAGTAAAGCAGTCCCAGCTGTTTTTAACGTCTATTATATGGTCACTAAATATAGCGTCAGGCGTTCCTGTTAAATAATCATTTTCAAATGACTCTTCGTTTTTAGGTAGACTACCATAACCTAATTCACTAGCTATATAATCTAAAGAGCTTTGCTCTACCATATTACCTTTATCTAAGTACTTACTTGAAATTTCTTTTTTACGGCTGTAGATTTGTTCTTTTAGCCACTCTTCGCAATAGCTCGCTGTTGTTTTAGATAAGTATTCTTTCTTTGTTCTAGGATTAGTCATAATCTGACCAATAGCTGAACATCTTATTTTAAACTTCCTCATCTTTTCTAATTGTTAGGTTATTTAAATTTTCTAAATCTTCTTTCATACTATCATTAATCCAATAATCATAAGCTGATTTTTCTTTTTCTAATTCTTTTAGTATAAACTCGCATTGGTTTTTTATGTTTTCTATGTGGTCAAATATTGTCATAATTGTATTTTTATTGGTTTTTAATTGCGTTTGCTACCTCATCTGCACTAGCTACATTAGAGTCAACTCCGATTCCAAAATTAGCTAAGCATCTACCCCAGCTACTAGTTTCGCAGTTTTCTATAAATGAAGTCTTATTAATAAAGCTAGAGTTTTGTTTTTCGTGAGCGTACCCGCTAGCTACTTCTACACCTTTATCATTTAAAATACTTGAGCGAATTATAACACCATTATCATTAATATGTGTTATCTCTGAAGTTAAGCAATATCCTGTAAACTTTTCTCTAAAGTATTTAATTCTTTGGTTTACTGTAACATAAGCTTTGCCCTTTATATCTACAGTCTTTAGTTTATTAGTTGTCATATTGTTGTATTTTGGTTAGTATATCAATTATCTTAATTATTCTTTTTTCGTTGTAATTTATGTTTAATTGTTGCATTTCTTTAGCAATAGCTTTTACTACTGATATATAACGACCAAATCTATTTCTATGTATTTCTATATCATTTCTAGTTAAATAGAATCTACATATTAAATTTTTATTCCAGTTAGCCTGTATAATAATATTAAGTAGTCTTTGAGTTAAAAAGTTATGTCTTTCGTAACGCTCCCAGTGTTCTAAATAGTCGTTATGTGAGTTATAATATATATTAGATTGCATAATTAATTATTTTTATTATATTCCTCCATTAATTTTAACATCACTGAGCTATAAGATTTATGACCGTTAGCTCTGCATTTCTCTTGAAACTCTAATAGTGTGTCCATCCTCTCGGCTGGTACGTAAAAAGTTCTGGTTGTATAGTTTATCGTTTTTGACATTTTAATTATTTTTAATGTTTGTTTTGTAAATATATATATAATTATAATACAGATTACAAAAAGACTAAAAAAAATATAATTATATCTTAAAATAGATGAGTAAGTCTAGCAATTTGTCCGAACTCGCTAAACAAAAAAGCTTCTATTGCTTTGTTATTAGAACTTTGAAAGCCAGCGGTGTGATGGAAAATATCACTTTCCGTAGGTGACATAAGAGACTCCACCCACAGCCCTGGATATTGCTTTGATACTTTATGATGTATGTGCTGAGTGAACATATATCTATATTTAGTTTTGCTCCAAAACTTACACTCATCAGCTACTACCATTGGTAAAGTATCTGCTTTAATTCTATGACCGTGACAGCTACTAATTAAGTTAGTTTTATATTTGTAATACTTTCTCATTTGTAGACTTACATCAAAAGTTACATCTTTATTATGTCTAAACCATACGGCTAATATCTCAGCTACTAGCCAGCCTGTTGTATTGTCGTGATTTCCTGGCGTAAACATAACGTGAACTGTACTAACTTCTAATAACATCTCTATAATAGATACCATTAACCTTTTAGCTATTTGGAAGTGTTCACTTAATAGACCATCTACTTCGTTTTGTTTAGTACCTTTTCTAGTTGTATTATCAAAATTATCTACGTGTAATAAGTCTCCAGATAATAATAAAATAGTTTTATCTACATTAAAGCCTTGTGCTTTATTTAAACACCCTTTAACACCTTCTAAAGCTCTTATAACAGCTATTTGGTTATTATACTCTTCACCACTTGCAAAGCTCTTACACAGCTTACCAATATGTAAATCAGATGGACACATAAATAATAGATGACCATCTTTGTATTTTTCTCTTTCTAGTTGTGGGTATTTAGGGGAATATTCTTTTAAGTCTTCTAGTAGTTCTTTACTAAGTTTCTTAAAATCTATTTGACTAGCTTTAGGTTGTTTAAAATATAGACTAGCATTTTTGTTTTTAATCCATCCACTATGTAAAGTATTAGGGTCTAAACCTTCTCTTTCGCACTCTTCTTTAGCTCTTCTGTATTGATGTATTATTTCGGCTTCGTCTGGTTTTAGTCTATATCTAGGGTTAGAAGTATTAGACTCTATATACCTTTTATTATGGTTTTTATTCTTACTCAATTTTTAAAGAAAAGTAAATATAATTAATTTTTTCTAATTGATGCACCAAAGTAAAAACTGAAAATACTCAAAGTTATTCCTTCTACCAAACCGATTAAAGTATAAAATGTCTTTTCGTTGTGTTCTGGTATGTTAATATATACGATAGCATATACTAAAAAAACAAATGTAGATAGACCTACTAGACCAGTAAGAGTAAACATAAAATCAAACTTTCTTACTTTAGCTATTTCTACCTCTCTTTTTCTTGCGCTATCTCTATCAGCAACTTCTGTTTTATAGGATTCTATTAGTTGATTATGTAATGCTTTTTTATCTTCAGCACTTATATTATCATCTTTGTCTATGAGGTTTTTAACGATTCCGAGTGTACCGCTGGTAGGCAAAATATCACCAACTATATCTAGTATGTTAGGTGCTTTGCTTTTTAAGAATTGGCCTATCTTAGTATCTTTAAACTTTTTCTTTTCACTCATAACTCTTATATCTAGTTTTACCTCTACTGTCTTTATATGCTACTAGCACTTGTTTTCTTTGATTGCCATAATTATTATAGCTAACGTGTACCCAGTTTGGATTGGTATTACTACCAAACTCCCATATCAACTGGTCAAAGTCTAAATTGTTTTTAATATATTCAAATATTTCAGCGTTGTTAGGTAAGCTATGACCATCTCTATCTATGTCTATTGCTTGTCCTTTGCAGTGCTGTGATGATTTACTACCACCTATAGCTTTATTTAAAGCCTCAGAACGGTAACCACTACTAATATATATAGGAACTTTATAATAGTCTCTTAGAGGTTGAAATATGTTTTCTGCTAATTCTTTAAGATTTACTAAATG